AGGAGATTCGTCTCCTCTTTAGTCTTTGTTTTCCATGTATAGTCCCTGGAAAGACTATACATTATTTTCCACTTTTTATTTGTTTACTTACTGCGAGTAATATTCTTGGATTGTATTACTCTACGCAGTTTATCCTGAAATAACCGTGACCGTAACACATATAGAACACGAGTCAGTATAGTGCTCTAGGTTTATGTGGCGACTGGCCCTAGGTGATCCTCTCCCTAGTTTAAACGCCTTTTCCTGCATGATCCGCTGAGGCTTATTGTTAGTGGCTTCTCGTGGTTTTCTCAAGTTTGAAGAACCTTTCTGATTATAGTACCTTGCCACGTCATAGTTTAGCTACGATGTGGTTTAGGATTATTTTTTGTTGAGTGTCGTTCGTTTATGCCGATTTAATTTTCTTAACGCTAGGTTTTATACTGATTAGGTTAATGGAAAACTTTAGCATAAGCCACCTGCATTTAGGTAACTTTTATCAACGAAAATATACCCTAATAAATAGGAGAATACTATTTTCTTGGCCCACCCCAAAGCGAGAAAATTGCACCAACCCGCGTAAGCACAAATGTCTTCAACTAAATTTTCTAAATTGAGGAATTATAAGGCAAGAACCGTCTCGGAGCCTTCATCTAAGTGTGTGTGTGAGTCAAAGTCTGTTGAGACTCAGGAGCCTGCAAGAACCGTCTCGGAGCAGGTTACTGGTCTAAATAAGACAAAAAAGTCAGTGTTTGTTTTTGTTCAGACTCCTGGATCGTGCCCGGAGTACTTGTTCCGTAAACCATGTTTACATAAAAATAATTCTTGTATTATGTGTAATAGTTCCATTTTGAAGTTTAAAGAGTACATATCTAGTGGAATTTCTGTTTCCTTTCTCTTAGGACAATCATTTGAGGAGCGACATCTTGCCTTTCTACGCGATGAAATATCTTATTTAAAAGATTTCATGCTCATATGTGCAAATAAGAATGACGATAAACCCCCGATTTTGTCTTTAATTCCTTCTTTAGCTGGCTTGAATGTTTGGGTAGTGTATTATTTATCAGCTCGCCTCAGTGAGCTCATCGATTTAGAAAAGAATCTCGTCACCTTAAAGGTGGAAAATACATCGTGTCAACATCAACAGAGGTCAAAATGTTTATATACAGTTAAGCACAGGGGAAAAAGTGTTGTAGTTAATAAGAAAACTTTCCTCTCTACGCGAGCTCCTGCTTTCGAAACTAAACACGGATGGGTTAAAGTAGCCCCTCAAGGAATGGGATCTCTTTTTGACGTTGTTACAGGGTTACGCAAAGTAGTTAGTATCCTGGACGTCATAGGAGGTCGAAACCCAACTACTTCTTTGTCAAAGCTAGATAAAGCTTACGATATTTTTAAACTTGTTTTAGACTCCCTTTGCTGTTATAATTCAGGTGGATCCTTGTTGTCAATAATCCGCTTGCTTCTTTCTGCTTATGATGTTGTAAAAGGTTCCATCCTGAAGCCGCAAAGTTTAGATGCTTTTGCTCTAAGTGCCGTCTCAATGTTGTTGCCTAAGACCTTTTTAGAAATAGTAAAGCGTATGTCTCTGTTTACCACTGCTAAAATTATGGATGACCCCTCTTGCTTTTCTACAATTTTTACATGTTGTGTAGAATTTTTAATAGAGCTAGTTCGCGATATTCCCAAAGTTGGCGATTTTTTGGTTCCTCTTTTGCGTTCTTTACCTTTTAGTAGATCCCATGTTTTATTGAAAAATATGCAGGATATCATATCAGCTATGAAAAAAGACAAGACATCCATTCTATCTAATGTCTTTCGGGAGCGTGTTGAAGTGACTTTTAAGGCTATTGAGAAGGATGCAAGTTTAATAGAATGGGGGAGGAGATCGACGTTCGTAAAAAATACTATGGATGATTTTAAGGGAGTTTATAAGATGGTTTTGAGTTATTGTTCCATTCGTCGAATTGAACCTATTTGTGTAGCGTTTGAAGGACCTCCTGGAGTTTTTAAATCAGTAATAATGAATCAATTGTTAGATGTTTTTCGTCAAGATCCTAGTGAGCCAAAAACCATTTATTCACACAGTATACGTAGTGTAATGGATGGTAAAGATTTTTATGATACCTATAACAATGAAGATGTGTTCGTTATGGATGATTTAGGTCAACAAGGCATCTCTCAATTTCGTAATATCATTAATTGGGTGTCCGAAGTAAAGTATCCGTTGGAATGTGCGGAGGCAAAGCTCAAGAATACGAAATTTTTCAACAGTGAGTTAATTATGTTTACCACGAATCAGTTTCAAACTCTCACGAACTTTTCAAAAGATGATTGCATAAATAACCCTACAGCCTTATTTCGTCGTACAAAAGTTTTCGATTTCGGAAAAGTAAAGCGTAGTTGTGATATGTTAACCGGCGATATAGATATTAAAGTATTCAATGAAGCAAGTGGCTGTTATCATACGTTAGATACAATTGATTCATCTAAAGGAAAATTGTTTATACTTAGAAAAATGCGCTCCACTATCCAGGTTTGGCTAGGTCAAAACCGGCATTTCAATATGCATAATGACTTGACTCAAACTGAGCTGAATCAGATTTATGCACAAGGATTATATTCATATGAATCAACTGATGTCATTGACCCGGAAAATTTAGTGGAAGATGGGTCTGTGTACTTGAATAGAGAGTCACCTCCTGATAACTCTTGGGTAGAAAATGTCATGGCACTCATCACTTCTCTTTTTCCCTTCGATCACTTTGAAATGTTTTTTAATAAAGAAACGTTAGTTAGTGTTATTATTGGTATAGTACTTTTTACTTCCATAGGATTTTTACGTGATAAATTTCATAAGAAGGCGTTTAGAGAAATAGACCCACAAGTATTGTCTATGCGGGAAATGATGGACTACTTGTATAAACAACCTACCTTTAAATGTTCCTCAGTCATATCCACTCTCCAAAAACATGTTAAGCCAGTAGAAATCTACTCAAATGAAACGACTAAGTATGGGTTAGGAGTTGTATCTGGTCATTGCGTAATTTTACCCGCCCATTATACTACTGCCCCTAAGACCACCATTTCTGTCTTTTCTGATGCCTCTATGAACCAAATTATGTGGGATAAGACTGAAGTAAAATTAGTTTATGAAAATCTTAAGGAAGATGTAGCTGTTTATGTTACATCAAAGTATATAGCATCTCCTTTTAAAAATATATCCCATATGTTTTCTTTGGCGGGAGTTGCTTCGATATTAGTTACACCTGCCAATATAATAGATATTAGTCCCATCAAGCTTCCTTCGGAAGATTATACATATCGTTGTATTGATTCTCAGACCAAAGTTACAAACACTGTTACACTAATGAAAGGAGATTCTGTTTCTTATTCCATAGGAGCAGATGGAATGTGTGGTTCTCTAATATGTGATGCTGTTAAAGGAATTAGAGGAATGCACGTCGCTGGATTAGGAACGACATTAGGAGTTGCTTGTGTTTGGTCTAAGAAAACAATAGATCGAATAGTAGATATTCTTAAACAAGATAATGATTTCATCTTAGAGGTGGAAGTTAAACCGCGTAGTGTTGCAGACTCTGTAATTAGTGGATGCATCTTAGAGAATTCAGTCAGTACCAATGTAGTGTCTAAAACAAATTTAATCCCTAGCCCTCTGTATGGTCATTTACCAAATTATAAATATCCCCCTCATTTCAAAGCTTTTGGATCTGATACAGTTAAGGTCATAGGAAGGAAATCTATGACTCCAGTAAAATATATAGATACTCGAGATTTAAAATTTGCGGAAGAATGGTTACGATCTAGCTTGGACAAGTTCTCGGATATTAGTATGTTTGAGGTGATAAAGGGGAATACCGGTCTATCTGGTTTAAATAAGAAATCTTCTAACGGTATAGGTTTTGTCGGAGGGAAAGAACACTATGTAGACTTTGAGAACGGTTGTTTGACTCCTCTAGGAAATGAGGAGTTAGATAGAATTCGTGTCGATTTAGAAAAAGGAACTTGTAACGTTAAAGATAACATTTGGATGGAATGCCTTAAAGACGAACCTCGGTTATTGGAAAAAGTTGATAAACCTAGATCATTTAGGTGCTGTAATGTTGTAATGCAGTTGTTGACTAAACAAATTTTTGGGAATTTTGTAGCTCAAATACAGAAGGACACTTGGCATAATGGAGTCATGATAGGCATGAACCCGTTAAGAGATTTTGATAAACTCTTTCACAAGATAAATACTTGCAAAATAAAATGGGGTGGAGACTTTAAATCATATGATGGAGGTATGCTGACACAACTGCAAGAGACATTGGCCCGCGTTGTGATGGAATTTTATGAAGGACCGCAATCAAAAATAGCTAATTATATACTTGTAAATATGCCCCATTGTTTAGTTTTGATGAAAGATGAGTTAGTTTTGACATCCCATTCAATGCCGTCCGGATCTTTTCTAACAGCACTAGTAAATAGTTTGATAAATAGGATGTTGACAGCATGTTGGTATTCATATGTTATGCGCATCAGCGGTAAACAATATACTGTCGCATCCTTTATAAAACATGTGGTTGATTGTGTTTACGGTGATGATAAATTAACTGGTACTACAGAGCATACGGAGCTGCTAAACATGACAACTATGGCAGCCTATTTTGATTACATTGGACTAGGATTTACCAATTCTAAGAAAGCTCCTTGTACTACTCAGGGAGAGCATTGGGATGATATCACTTTTTTAAAGAGAGAGTTCATTTTTTCTCAGACATTCAAAAAGATACTCTGTCCGCTTGATCCCGTAACTATGTTCTCTAGTCTGAGCTGGCTCGACAAAAATAAAGATACTACTATAGTGCTCCAAGACAAGATTGGGGCATTCCAACGTGAAGCGTATTTACATGGACCGGATATTTATAAAGAGATGATGGCTATGCTTTCTACAGCATGTAATAAAGCTGGAGTCGAATTAGAAATTTTGCCCGAACCTTACCTTAAAACTCTTGTTTCGTCTGCAGATGTCCATTATCTTGATTATTCATACTTGTATGTGTAAGTTGACCGGCGGGTCGTTAAACACGAGAAGTTGATATAATGCTAACCTTTTAATCTTTCGCACCTAAAGAGGGAATTCATAATATTGACTTAAATTTTAAGTGCAAACGCTTGGGAACGAACCCCCTAATCGGATGATTACAAACCAAACAAACAATAAAACAAATAATTCCACCATTTTAAACCAAAAACCATCTTCAGAGTTTGACGTTACGTCTAAACATGGGTCAATGCTTGTGAATAGAGAGGTGACGGGTCAGGAAGAAATATACAATAATACGATAGAAAGAATAAGTGTTAATTCCTCCCTCAGAATGGATTATTCAGGACTTATAGATAAACCTTTCTACTTAACCCAATTTGCCTGGACAACTACTTCTGCTGCTGGAGCAGTCATTTCTACTATAGGCCTTCCTTCAGCTATCTTAGCGCTAAATAGAATTGCTAGTGCACCTTTTGATTTATCTTCTATTTACAGAATGAGAGGTTGTGTAAATCTACAAGTAGCCGGAACGCCTATGCACGGAGGAGTACTCGTTGCAGCTGTATTAGATAGGAATACAAATTCTTCACTTAATGATAATGTACTTCATACCTACCAATCTGCCCCGCATGCCTTTTTACACGCCAATAACACATCCGCCATATGTATTGAAATACCTTTCTATTCCCAAACTAGATATAGGTATACCCCATCCTTAACTTCGGGACGGGATCCTCTGTTGATTAGTACAGCTACAACAGATAATGCTGGCGATTTTGCTCAACTTCGCACTCGTGTACTTGCTGCTTTAACAACTCCTACAGCCGGGGCAACATCAGTAGTTGTAACCGTTTCTGTTATTTTTAAAGAATTAGAATTTTATGTTCCGAAGGCTGTAAATGCACAAGCTTTCCCTGCAGTTCCGGTTACTCAACTAGTCCTCCCCACTCCTACTTTTTCTACAGTAGTAAATTCTCTTAGGTTATCATCTTGTGTTCTTGGGTGTGTTTGTCATGCATCTCCTGGTCCTATTCTTCTAGAACCGCAGTCAGGTGTTGGAGTAGCTGTAACAGGTCTATTTGACACTCTAGCGTCAGCGGGTAAGACAATCACAAGTGAAGGAATAGACACTGTTAGAGGATGGGTACGCGACTTTACTGGCCTTCACAACCCAAACGAAAGAGGAATACATAAAAGAGTAATTGTAGCGCCTACAAATAATCCTAATGTAGTAGATTCTAAAACCTTATACTTGCCTCTAGATCCGTATTCGAATTATAATACAGTGGTAGCCGATAATATGTGGGAAACTACAAAAGATGAGGGTCTTATCTCTAATATAATACAAAAACCCATGGCCGTATCAAAATTTGCCATTTCCACTAGTACAGTAGCACAAACCTTACTCTTTTCTGCTCCTATTTCACCTTTTATGTTTAGAAATGCAGGTCCCCCCCCTGGTCCGCCTCGTGTTTCCGCTCCTATACAGAAATTTGCATACCTTAGCCGTTTTTATTCTGGTGATTTAGAATTGCTGATACAGCATTGTGGCTCTTCTTTCCATATGTTCAAGTTACTTGTGGTTATGGAGTACTATGCTTCCCATGAAATGGCTACTACCGTACCTGTTTTTAGACAAGTTCTAAATAATCCCTCAGAAATACTAGAGTTTAGTTCTGGAGGTCAGATTCATAATGTTACTCTAACTCAAAATAGTATATTTGATTTAATTCCAGTAGGAGGTGACACCCAATCAAATGCGCTCACCCACGGAAGAGTCTCCGTATTTTTATTGCAACCCTTAGTCACAAACGGATCTGTTTCAGTCTCATGTGATGTAGTTATTCATATGCGTGCTAAAAAGAACTTTCAATTTTACGGTTATGCAGCTGATAGCCTTTCTTCCTTGTCCGCTACTCCAAACCGGGTAGATGCTCATTTTTATGATAATACTCCTTTGTACGATTTAACAACAAAACAATCCTTGAAAGCCTCCTCTTCCTCTCTTACTCATACGCAAACTTCGAATCTGAAAGGAGTGTACACAATTAAGGCTCCATCAAATGAGATACAATATTCAGGTTATCCTTCTATTCTACCCTTGCATAAGGTTGGCCCAATTTGGGCACTTAAAACGCAATTTAAAATAGTCCTGAAAAATGACAAACCTCTTTCTCTCTCGTACCTAGGTAATTCTTGTTTAGTGATCGTTCATCAGCATTTTTATAGTTTCAAGCTCCCGGGCGTGGATAAAGGCAGAGAAGGAGATTATATCTGTTCTGATCCCAAACAACTTATATTATACCCCTTAGAAATCGGAGGAGGGATTCGCTACTGTGCCTTTCCTTCAGATTATAATATTCCTAATCACAACCCCTTATACGTAAGAGAGATTCAGGCTCAGTCACAACTGTGTACTCCTACCAATGTGTGTGACCCTTTACCTCTTACAACTATTGAGGACGAAGTTGGTACTCGCCCTCACGACCATATCGCAAGACCTATAGTACACGTGCGTGATCACTTGCGCCGTGTAAACACCTACTATAACGTTACATTTTCATCAGTTGACGTCGTGAATTATAAGGGTGTTTTTTGGTTTAGTCTTAGCGATTTATTAAACACCAATAACACCACTACATTTCTAACCCCTTATGCTGTAATGTGCTCTATGTTTAGCGGTTATCGCGGTGGCTTTAAAGTGCGATTACGCATATTGGGTGCCTCTAGTGCTACTGTGTACTTCCAACCTCCAGGCGTAAGCATAGATTATAGTGGTCCTACTGGAAATGGTGCCTGGCGATATAATGGTTCCCTTCCAGTGGGAATAGATGCGGCAGTCAATACCACTTTGCTTACTAGACTAACACAAACCTCTCCTACGCCTAATTTTGCTGTGGGAAGGTCAGTTTTTCCTCGCCTGGACACAGTCCAATGGTCTCAGTCAGGCAGCTCATCCTCCACTTACTATCTTGAGGGTCCCGCTCAACCACTCGGCGAACAATGCGCTATAGAGTTCGAAATACCTTACATGAGCATTCTTAGGTACGTCAACTTACAGACTGTGTCTGATGCTTCTTATGCTACTGCCTTAGGTAATATCATTATAGCTACCAATCCCAAGAACTTACCCTCCACCACAACCCCTAGTCCTATTTCTATAACAGTAGCCGCAGGTGCCAGTGATTCTGGTTCTTTGTGTTTTCAAACGAGATCTGATCCGCTAACTGTTCAAGCTATAGGTAGTTTTACTGACGGTTCTAACCCCGGTACAACTGTAGACAATGTAGCTACCTACGCTGCAGTGTCTGCTTTTTATACAGGAGCCGCTGCAGTGTAAACTGCATTCTCTTCTCTCCTCTTAATTTATATATATTTCTTTATTTATTTGTTTTTTATTTTAAAAATGTAAATATTTCTCACCACCCTTCGTAAAACGGCAAGGGTTTTTGAGTATTAGCCGTCGTTTTAATGTTTTTAATTTATATTTTTATTTTTCTTATTTACTTCACTGTAGTTTTTACTTAGTTTAGTATTAGGGGCACTTTAAATATACCTAACTATA